AAGCTTCTCGGCGGCGTTAAGCGCGACTGACTTACCGCCTCCGGGAGGCCCAACGAGAAACACATAGATATTTGGGAATAGCTCTCCGGTGGCTGTCCTGATCCAGATACGTCTTTCCATCGCTGCCGCAATGGCAGAGATCGCCGCCCACTTCTTGAAGAGTTCGGGAGATTTCTTGCCCTCGTTGAAGGCAAGAAAACCGTCAATCCAGGAAGGTAGGCGCCGGGTTGGCGCCGTCTGCATTTCCGCCCCTAGTATATTCTATCAAGAAGTGATGTCGATGCAACCTGCCGTTTTCTGGAGTCGTGGCCCTTGTACTTTTTCAGGCCACTGAGGTTAAGTTCAGGGAGAGGGAGATCGGGGTTTTTCTTCTTGAAGTCCGCTTGCCCCTTCTCGTCGAGGTAGTTGCTCCAATTCCAGCCGGTCTTAACATCGCAGGGGATGATAAGAGTGCGGCCGTGCTTGAGTTCGATAGGGACTTTGATGGCTTCGACGACCTTGGGGATGATGGTGTCCTCTTGGTCCTCGGGGTACTGAATCAGAATAGCGTCGTGGATTTGGAGAAGAAGCTGGCAGATATGAAGCCGCCAGACCTGGAGCATTCCGGTGTTGAGGATATCGCCTACGGAGCCTTGAGGGTCGTAAGCAATGGCCTCGCGAATGGTACTGTCTTCGGTTCGCCGGCCGAAGAACCAGCGGCGGCGCCCGGTCAGAGAGATTAGATAGCCATCTTCAACAACATGCTCTCGAACATGCTGGTGCCAGACTTTGTGGGGGAAGGCCGCGAAGTATTTCTCCTGGAAGGCCGCGATGATCTTCTGGCCCATCTTGGTATGCTTGGCCATGGTCCAGGGTTTGCCGTCGTAGTTAGAACCGTGGCCGAGAACCTTATTCATGTGCCGATAGGAATGCTGGCGGTAGAACGGAGACTCTGCAACATCCTTGTCCTGCTTGGGGTCGCCGGTCCAAGGCAGGTCAGGGTTAGTCATCTTGCAGACGGTAGTGTGAAGGTCGCCGGACTCACAGGCATCCAGGTATCTTCCGTCGTGGAAAAGATTCCACTCGATAGCGCCGACAGCTCGAGACTCAGCCTGCTCCAGGTCGATGTAAGCAAACTTCATTCCGGGGTCGGCGATGAAGATTCTGCGAAGCTGCTCCTCGATGTTCTGGAGATTGCCCCCGGACTCGAAGTCGCCCATCGCAGACGAGAACCTGCCGGTTGAAGTACCGGCGATGGAGATGCTGGTCCGCATCCGCCCGTCTGTGTCGATGCCGGTCTTGAGGACGGAGATTTTCTTTGCTACGTCTCGCATCGCGAGGAGGTGGCGAACGATAGGGCCGGCGTAAAAATACGACTCGAGTTTCTCGAGTGCGTCACGATCGACTGTGACTTTGCCCCGCTTGATGACTTCGGCGAAGCCGAGGGTCTTGTAGAAGAGGGTTTTAAGCTGGTGCGGACTGCGCCAGTTGATGTTGACGCCGACTCCCTCGGAGAGGATGCGGTTGAGGTTATGCTCGAGGAAGGTCAGCTTGGTCTGGTAGGTGTTGATAGCCTTGTTGCGCGCCTCCTGGTCGACCAGGATGCCTCGCATGTTCATCTCGATGACAGGGCCCTGGAGGGCCTTCTCGAATTCGTAAGTCGTACGAGTCTGGTTGTCGAGTTGAGGCAACATGGCCTCGAGAACTTCGAGCGTGACGCAGCAGTCCAACCCGTTATAGACCCAGAGCTTCTCGCTCTCAGAAGAGAGGGAAGATGGAGTCAGGTCGGCAGTGCGGATCGCCCTCACCGAATGCTCCTGAGTTCGACAGGAAGAGCGAGACTCGGGTCAGCGCTGACGCGATTGATGGTCTGAGCCATGCCGGCACTGATGCCGAGGTCGGTGTAGACGGCGAGAAGCTGCGCTACCGGCAGCCAGGCGGCTTCACACTGGAAGCCAAGACTGCGCTGAGCCGGGTCGGAGTCGTTCATGATCTGAGTGTAGAAGAGGTGACTGGCCCAAGGAGCCTCTCGCCGGCGGAGGGAGTCGAGCACACACTCCCAGGCGTAGGCCACGTTGGCCTCGATGTCGCCTTTGTAAGGTGAAAGAAGGAGAACCCGTTTCATCTCAGTTATCCTTCTTGATTGTCTTCGAGTGCCGAAACTCAAGCTTCCAAGACGCCTCGTCAGTCCAGATTGACCCGAGATAGGCAAGACCCTTCAGGCTCTCGGGATGGAGGGAATGGGATAGAAGCATGGTATCGTCCTCACAGTTGGCGACGCGAATGCCGTAGCCGCGCCAAAGTCTGTGAATATCGAAAAGTCCATTCTGAAAGACTTTGCCCGGCGGCGACATGCAGACTCGCCGTACCCAGTCCCAGGCACTGACCTCCTGACGTAGGTTGGGCCAGTAGTTGCCTCCCTTGCGATAGTCGATGAAGGGAACGGTGAGGGCTATGTCGGTTGACGGAGCAAAGCCGATGCAGGAGATTTGGTCGCCGACGGTCTCGATGTCAATAGCAATTCGACGGGCCGTCGAGATATACTTCTCGTAGAACCAGTCGAGGTCAGCGAGATCTGGCTCGATGAAGACTGTACGATCGGGCCGCCGCACCTCAGGGAAGGCCGACTGACGTTTGGCCTTCTGCAGGTCCATGGTAGTGGTGACTCGAAGGTCCCACTGACGAAGGATTGCTGCGGGGTGGTAGGTCGGGATTACTTTGAGAGTTGGGATCGCCTTAGCATATGTGGCGACACCTCGAATTTTGCTAACTCCGGTGGTTCCGAGGAGCGCCCAGCAAGCAGCGTTGCCGAGAGCGATGCAGAGACTTGGATTGACTCGCCGCAGTTCGGACAGCAAACGATCCAGATGCGGGCGGAACTCATCTCGGAGATATTTGCCTGGGCGGAGGGCCGGGAGTCCGGGCGAAACCTCGCCTTTAGGCGCGCAAAGAGTGTCAAGATCGTTCCTCACAGGATGGAGGTTGAAGACGTTGGTAAGGTGGAACTCTGGATGAGCGTCCCAGATAAGAGCGATGTAGTTGGGGTCCTTGCCCTTGGTCCAGTAGGAATGGAGCATGGACTGATCGTAGGGGGTTAGAGGCATAAGGCCGGAGTCGCCGAGGAGTTGGACCAACTGGACTCCGGCCGCGCCGACGAAAGGGCGGCCAAGGCGTTCCTCGTTTTCGCCGTAGGCCTCGCCGACGAGAGAGATCATCGAGAGTCGCCACTGACATGGAGGGCACCGCGGGCCTTACGAGAGCGAAGGTTCTCGACATTCAGGTCAGCGACCTGAGATAGATTGTAGTCGAGTTCACAGGCCAGTCGAGTGATGTACCAAAGAACGTCACCGAGTTCAAGGGCGAGTTCGTTCATCTTGGTACGGGTAAAGATGCCGTTCTCGTCTCTATAAACCTTGGCTATCTTTTCAGCGACTCCGCCGGCCTCGCCGCAGAGCTTCATGGCGTAGTAAGGAATGACCATTCCCTTCGGAGGAATGGCAGTAGTCTCGGTGAAAAGCTGATATTCGTCGAAGGTCATCTGCGGGGATCTTCTTCGTACATGACACGGATAAGCTTGGCGTAGACAGAGATATCTCCGAGGCGATCACCGACACCCTCAGTCTTACCTTCGCGCCCGGTCGAAATCAGATGAAGCGCCGCGTCGAACTGCTTCAGCATGTAGACGATGGCGACGCCGTAGGTGGTATCGACAGGAAAGCCGGGGTAGAGACTGAGGATTTGCGAGACCCGCTCGAAGTTGCCTAGGGGGCTGCCCTCACCAGCGTAGTCTGCATTCTTGCGGGAGTGGAGGTCGATCTCGAGTTGAGTCAACTCGTAGAACCTGGGGTGGCCTTTGTGCTCAGGCATTGGAAGTCTCCTTTTTGACAATCTTTAGCTCGTATCCGAGTGCCCCGAGAAGGGCCTGGAAGTAAGAAAACCTGATCTCGAGTTTGGTCTTGAGTCGGGAAGTAGAGGACTGGCTGATGCCAGCGCGGAAAGCAGCGGACATAAGAGAAATCTTCTGGCGCTTCAACTCTTCAAAGAACCAGATGATTAGTGGGTCGCCGGCGGTAGGGTAGTCTATGGTGCGGTTGCGGGCCGGGTACTGAAGAAACGTTGCGTAGTCTTGAGAACGAAGAGTGTTATAGCAGCGGTAGCAGAGACCGCGGGCCTTGACTGCAGGGTCGTCACAGCGCACGCACATGATTGCTGTTCCTTCTGAACTTCTCGAGTTCTGTTCGGGCGCGCTCAGCAAACTCAGGATTCTGCTCGAGACCGAGGACATGAGAAGCGCCGAGAGTCTCAGCCGCGCGCAGAGCAGAGCCGGAGCCGCAGGTCGGATCGAGCATCCGAGTGTTCGGGTCTACGATCATCGAGAAGAAGTAGGCTAGCATCTCCGGAGATTTTACACTCATATGAATGTCCTTGACGGAGGGAGATGCGAAGGCGTTTGACTTGGCGCGGACGATCTTGCGGTCGCCCATAGAGCCGAACAGCGCGGTCTCGTAGATACGCCGCGGGCCTCGCTCGGGGTCAGGGATGATGCCGGAGTTGTCGGACTTGACCCAGATGAGCGGAAACGGGTCGATCTTGAACGGGGTCTTGGCGAAAAAGGTCAGGGTCTCGTTATAGAACTTCATCGAGAACCAGAAGAGGATGTGGCAGGAGTCTGAGGCGAGTCGGGGGAGGTTGTCTCGAAGAGTCTCCAGCAGCCGGAAGTAGTCGTCGGCGGTGTCACTGTAGCCACCGTGAAGCGGGGCGGAACCTTGATTGAACTTGTCCGCTCCGATCCCGTAGGGGAAATCGCAGTGGATGAAGTTGAACCGCATTCCGCTGTAGGTCGGCGCCCACTCGTTGAAGTTGGCGGTAATGATCGACTCAGGCCTCTCCTCGGCCTTGACGGGGGAAGCGAGATCGCGAGTGATCTGAGCTTGAATGGCTTCAGCCGCCCGCTCTTTGGCCCGGCTGGTGATACCGACAGCAGTGGAGAGCTTCGGGGCCTCCTTGACCATAGTATTGCCGGCGAGGATTTCAGACGCAACGGCATACTTACGACTGATGTCCATGGCGGACAGGTTCAGAGCCGAGCCAGTGTTCTCCAGTGTCCAATCTGGCTCTTTCTTCTTACGCTCGCTGTGGTACTCGTAGATGGCGAGGCAGTGGTCTTGCCAGGGAAGATCGACGCGACGAATGTTCTCCTCGAGTTCGAGCGCCCGAAGTTCAGTCGGATCAACCTCGTCTTCATACTGGGCCGCGATGTGAGTCCAGCCGAGGGACTTGGCGGCTTCAAGCCTGCGCTCGCCGGCGATCAGGACGAGGGTCTCGCGCTGAACCAAGATAGGATTGATAAGGCCGCGGGACTGAAGCGAGGCGGCTAGAGCCGGAATGTCAGGGAGTTCGCGGCGCTGCCGTGACTCTCGATTGATGATGATGGAGGAGATGTCGATGGAGTGAAAGGAGCCGGAGGTCATGTGCGGTTCCTCCGAGCTATTTCTCTTTCACAATCCTTCAGGAACTCGTCACAGGCAGCAAGTGCTCCGCCCCAACTGGTGGCTGAAGTTATCTTGTTCAGCCAGTAATCTCGCTCAGCAATAAGCTGCTCGAGAGTTTGGTCTTTGCGGGGAATGTTAGGGACGACTTGAAGAGACGGGGGAAGATCGGTCACTGTACCACCCTTACCGTTGCGTTATGATACCACCAGTGTGGGGAGGAGTTTCCCCCTCCCCGATACTGGCGACTACGGAGTGGCGTAGCTCCGAATTTCGTTGAAGAGCCGGGTGCCGTCCGGCGACGGCTTCTGGATGACCGAGATGATCACGGTCTTGCCGGGGCACTCGGCCAGGGCCTGCTTGTACGGCAGACCCTTGGCAATGCCAAGCTTCTCCAGGAACTCGTCGAGGCGGTAGAGTGCCTTCTCGGTGATGAAGAAGCGGGCCGAGATGGTCTTGCCGAGGACACCACCTTCGACCGCGGCGATCTCTTCCTCGTTGGCCTGAACCACCTGAAGCACCTTCAGGGTGAACTCCGCCACGTCGGTCTGATCCTGGCCGACCTTCGAGGTCTTATGCGGGCCGTCGATCAGACAGACGTAGGTGCCGGCCGGCAGCGGAACCGGCTTCGGGGCTTCACCAGAGGGGCGATTGAGGATGTCTGCAAAAGCGTCCATGATCTAGATTCCTATGAATGCGTCGAGGGTGGATTCGAGAATGTCGATTGCGGAGTTCAGGTCGTTCAGCTTGTCGTCGTCTACTTCCTCCTTCTCGTTCTCGTCGTCGTAGAGTTCCTGAAGCCGATCACGCTCGTCGCGGGCGGCCGACCGGAAGGGGTTGAGGGCTTTCTTGAATGCTTCGCTAAAGCTGTCCATGTTTACCTCGTGATGTGTTTGACAGCCCACATGACGCCTTCCTCGATCTTGGTGATCGCGAGAGAAAGCTCTCGGCTAACGCCCTGGGCCTTGATGGCTTCGATCATTTGGTTTCCGAAGTTTTTGATTTGCTGCATCTCCTTCTTTTCGGTTTCGCTTAAAGTTCTGTATTCTTGCCGTGTTTCGTCTGACATCATTTCCCTTTCAGCGTCTTGAAGAAGTCCGCGAGGCCGGTCTTGATCGGCAGCGCCGGGACCATATCAAAAGGTGCAGGGTTTTTCAGGTCGATGATTGCTGTGGGTGTGGTTCTGATTTGGCGCTGGATTTTATCTCCTGTTCCTATGGTTTCCATCAGGGCGATGGAGTTGAAGTAGGCCGGGATGGTCGGGCCAAGTGCCGAGCCCACTGCAGTCGGAAAACCCTTCGTCACGCCGTCTTGGGTAGTGGAGTACCGAATGTGGGAGATAACGATGACGTTGGGCTTAAAATCTTTCGAGGTGAGCAGGGCGATAGTGTTCTCAAACGCCTGCTGCGCCGCGAAGTAGATCTGGCGGTTGTCCTTCGCGCCGGGGTTCATAAACTGAGCCCAGTTGAACGCTGCGTCGGCGAAGAAGGTGGACGAGTCGATGACGACTATGCAGTCCGGTCCCCAGGTAGAGGGCTTGCCGAGATCGATCTTCGATCCGTCGGTGTCGGTGTAGGCCCACTTGTCGAGCATCTTGAGGCCCTCGGTGAAGGCCGTCGGCGTGCCCTCGACTTGAGAGCCGGTCATGCTCGGGGTGGTCTTGTACTTGTCGCGGAGGGTTCGGTACTCGACGTTGCCGAGCTTATCCGGGAAGTCATGCTTGACGTAGGACTTGAGCGGATCGAGGCCGTTGTCGTAGTCGAGGATGAAAAGCTTGTAGCCGGCCCCGACGAGAGAGGCGAGCGCCCCGGTCTTGCCGGAACCAGAGTTACCGAGGAGGATGAGTTTGGTGGATTCGTTTGACTGATGGTTGGCCAGGGATGTCATAGGAGGTCTCCGGGAGGATTGGGATTATGGCATATGGTGGTACAGAAGTCAAGAGGTTTATACAGGAGGGTTTTCGGAGAGTTGCGATCTAAGTTCGGTCTCAAAAGCCCGTATGGTGGTTAGGCTGGCTTCGAGGAGTTTGAGTTCGAGAGCTTTCTCAGCGATCTTCTCAGCAAGCTCATTGCAGAGATATTCGATGTCGGGGAGGGTCTTTTCGATGAGTTCGATTTTGGTCATCGTACTGCCAGTGGGTTCCAGGGAAGTTTCTTGAAGTCACTCTTCAGGAAGATGTGTCTGACCTCAGGGTCCTTCGAGCAGATCTTCTTGAAGACGCAGAGCCGGCAAGCCTTGTCGTTCATCGGCCAGTAGTTGTCGCGGACGTACTGCTCGTTTTGAGCGAGATAGATGTGAAGGTCGACCATCCACTCGTCGAGCTGGCCGGTCGTGCGGTAGACCGGGGCGCGGTCGAACTTGGTGAAGCCGACCGCGATCTGAGCAGCGTCGATGATAACACCCTTGGTCGGGGTGGACCAGACGATTTGGGACGCCAGGGTGTAGAGTGACATCTGGTTGTCCGGCTCGAACTGAGAGAAGTAACTTGCAGAGAGCGTCATCTTCGTGGTCTTGTGGTCCATGACGAAGATCTGGCCCGCGAACTCTACCATGCGGTCTATGTGGCCGGAGAGAGCGTAAGGGCGCTCGCCGGCCGGTCCCCAGTCGAGGGACATGCGAAAGCTCAGTTCGACCGCGGGCTTGCCGTTGGCGAGAATGATTGTCTTGGCGTTGTCCTCCTTGAACTCCTCGAGATACCAGACGAGGGAGCGGATCAGCGTCGGCCGGGTCTTGAGAGTGTCATCGGTAGCGAGAAAGTCCGGGTGCTGGTAGGTCCGGGCGAGGACCTCTCGCACGACGAAGTGCAGTGCAGTCTCGTGGTCCTCACCGAGGAGGCGCCGACGATCGTAGTTCTCGATACCCCAGTGATACTCGATGCCGAAGGCAAGGTCGATCTTGGTGTGCTTCGCGCGCCAGCCCTCGATCATGGAGTACTGGTAGAGACGCGGGCAGGTCTTGAGCCAGCCGAGACTGGTCGAGTCCCAGGCCCATTGGAGACGGGTCTCGCCGATGAAGGGAGATGTGGCTTCGGGGCGCTCCTTAGCACACTCAGGACAGGGGTTCGGGTTAAAAAGATTCCAGTTGTGTTTGCAGGTGGGTCCGTCAAGGCTCATGTCAAAAGGTCTCCGAGGTCGTTCAAGTCGAGTTTGA